AGGAGCGGTAAGAAGTGAATTAGAATCTGCCATAATTCTTGGCGGTATTTCTAAAGTCTATAAGTATGTACCAGAAAGGCCAAATCCTCTCTGTGCAATCATTGAACCTGATACAGAGTTCATTACAGTATATGAAAATCAATATGATGCAGATTATGCTACTAACTGGAAGATTTTAATAATTGTTCCATTTGCTACTAATGAAACTGAAACAGAAAATCTTGATGATACTTTAGACACACTTATACCAGCACTATGGGAATACACAACAGCGAATAAGATGACAATAGATAAACCGTTCATATTAAATGTGAACAACGCTAAGTTTTTAGCAACAAATATAAACATTTCAATTGATATTGAAGGAGGAAATTAACATGGCACGAATTAAAGGTAAGTCTATCGTGTTTGAAGTTGATGGTACAGAATATGCAGGTGGAGTAAGCAATGTGACTTTCTCATCTGCAGTCAATACCCTTGGCTTTGGAACTTACGAAGATTCTCTTGATTTCACATGCGCTGTAACTGGTTTCCAGGATACAGCAGCAGCATCATTTCATTCATGGCTTTGGGATAATCCAGGCGTGAGTGTAAGCATTACATATGCACCACACGGAAATGCAACAGCATCAGCATCACAACCACACTTCACAGCGACTGGTTATGCAGAGATTGTTCCAGCACTTGGTGGAGCAGCAGGTGAGTTCTTCACCTTTGACATTAACTTCATTCTTGATGGTAAGCCAACAAGAGTAGAAGTTTAATTAGGTTGTCATGGCAGAGGTTATATCTATTTCAGTAGAAGGCGAAGCGCAGGTAAAATCTGCACTTGCTAAAGTTGAGAAAGATATTGTTGATAGATTACCGCTTAACAAAGATTTAAGTGATGAATTATCAAGACAAGCCTCTGCCAGGGCACCACGCCTAACTGGAGAACTTGCTTCAACAGTAAAAGGCAACCCTTCTGCTGACAAGGCACAAATCCTTGCTGGTGGAGGTGGAGTAGTTTATGCAGGAGTACAAGAATATGGATGGCCTGAAAAGAATATTAAAGAACAACCATATTTAAGACCTGCGGTCTATGAAAACTTAGGTTACATAGAAGAGAAATACAACGATTACATAAAGTCAATTATCAAAAGATACGACTTAGACTAAGGAGGCAGTAAATGGATAACGATTTAATGTCCACGCTTAAGTGGAAAGAATTAGCAGAAGTAGAAGCATATTTGGATATGCCAATGGATGAATGGGATAATTCTCCATCAAAGGCAAAGTTAGCATTTGCTATGCAATATATTATGGCAAAGCGAAATAACCCAGGGCTTACAATAGAGGCTGCAGAAGCAATGACAATTAACGAATTGTCTGAAGCATCAGGGGTCACAATGCAGGTCCCAAAAGAAGATACTTCAGCCTAAGCGCAATGGCTAAGTTCTGTGTAGAGACTGGCTACACACCAGAACAATTCTGGGAACTTACCTTTGAAGAATATAGCGCTATGGTTGAAGAACTTAACAGGAGGAAGTAGTGGCACAACAGATAGTAATTGATATCGTTGCAGAAACCAAGAAACTTACTCAGGGACTTGATGATACAAATAAGCAACTTGGTGGTCTTGATAAAAATGTTAAGGCTGCTGCCAAATCTGCTGCTGCTCTTGCTTCCGCCTTTGTTCTCAAGCAAGGCATTTCATTTCTTAAAGATGGTATAGACGAGGCTAAAGACGCTGCTGCAGCAATGAGGGCAGCCACTGCTACATTTGGTGCTGGATCTACAGCCCTAAAGAAGATTACTGAAGATGCTGAGAAGTTTGGTAAAGAATTAGCGGTAGATAATGATGAACTAATTAAACTTGCCACACAATTAGGTTCCAGATTACCTAAGGAAATACAAGCATCATCTGTTGAATTAGTTAAAATATTTAAAGATGTAGAAGCCTTTACTGGCGGTGCTGTATCTGCAGAAGGTGCAGGAAATAAACTTGCCAAAGCATTTGCTGATGGAACATTAAAGGCTACAGAGTTACAAAAGATATTCCCAGGACTAAGTGCATCTGTTTATGAACAAGCAGAAGCATTATCTAAGGCTGGTAAAAACCAGGAAGCAGTTAATCTTCTTACTGAAGAAGGTGCAAAGAAATATGGAGATGCAGCAGCAAAGAATGTTGATGCCACACAAAAATTCAATGTTGCATTAGATAATTTTAAAGAAACATTGGGTACAAAGGTTTTGCCAATACTTGAGAAGGGTATTGATTTCCTAACTAAGATGCTTGATGCATTTAGTAAATTACCAGAACCAGTACAGAACTTCTCATTAGGATTGTTAGCATTAGTTGCTATTGGTGGCCCATTATTATCATTTATTGCCAATATTAAGAGTGCTTTAACTACCCTTGGACTTTTGACAGCAGCAACTGAAGGTGCAACTGTTGCAACAGGATTATTCAGCACAGCACTTAGATTAATTCCAATAGTTGCAATCATTGCTGCAATCGTATTATTAATTCAGAATTGGGATGATGTTTCTGCTGCAGCCAAAAAATTGTGGGAAGCCATCAATAAGTGGTGGGGAAATATCTATGAAGATATTAAAGATTTTGCTGGAGACGCAATTAAATGGCTTGAAGACAATTGGCCTAAGATCCTGGCGGTATTGACAGGACCATTTGGATTATTTGCATTATGGGTAGTAACACATAAAGAAGATTTAAAGACCAAGTTTGGTGAACTTTGGGATGCAGTTAAAACTGTTGTAAAAGAAAAAATAGAAATAATAATTGGAATAGTTATTAATTATTGGAATATATTAAAAGATTGGATAACTGACTATTTCTCAGAAAAGGCTGATGGTTTATGGAATATTATTAAGATTGGTTGGGAAAATATTCAAGATGCCGTAGCATTTATTGTTGATGCTATTTTTGTTAGTGTTGTTGGTAAATTCTTGGAACTATTTACAAAAGTTATTGATTATGTAAATAAGATTAAGACTGGCGTAATTGAAAAATTTAGTGAACTTAGAGATGCTGCAATTGAAAAGTTTAATGAATTAAAGGATGCTGCATCTAAGGTTTGGGATAAGATTGGTGGATACATTAGAGATGTAGCAACAAATATTAAGAACAAACTTGATAGTGTTTATAACAGCATGGTTGAAGTTGGTAAAGACATTGCCAATGGTATTATTGATGGATTATTTAGAATCCAGGGTGTATTTAGAACTAAGTTAGAGAAATGGGTAAAGGATAATATCCCTGACTGGATTAAGAAAGTCTTGCAGATATCTTCTCCATCTAAAGTTATGGCACAGATTGGTGGCAACATTGCTCAAGGATTAAACATTGGTTTAAATACAGTTAAGCCAGGAACTATTCCTACATTAAATACAACATCATCATCTAAGGGTGTAGTTAATAACATTACAATTAATGCTGGTGCAGGAACAGATCCATACTCTGTTGGTAGAGCAGTAAACCAAGCATTAGGAAGATATTCAACAATAAGTAGAGCAGTTTAGGAGGCAGAATATGATTAATATGCGTGGAGCGTTAGTTGTAAAACACTACACAGGTGCAACTTGGGTTGATAGCACAAATGGAATATTACAAGTTGATATTACTCGTGGTATTCCACAATATGATGGATGTTGGTCACAAGTAGAGCCAGGACAATTAACATTAAGGTCAAGAGATTTATCATTAAAAAATATTGCATTACAAACCAGAATAAGAATTGAAGTAGATGGCACACCAATATTTACAGGAAAAGTATTTGATATTAGTACTGAATATATTCCAAAAGAAGATTCAATCGTAACATTAATTGGATTTGATGAACTTGGAGCATTAGCATTAAAGAAATTTGGTCATCAAACTATTATTGGTGGAGATTATCAAGTAAGAACTGTAGCAAGTTTTATGACTCTTCCTTATATTCTAAGTGCCGCTCAATATACACAAGGCGAATGGGATGGTACTTCAGGTGGTACTGATGCACAAGGATTTGATTATGAAGGAGAAGGTATTGGCTATCCAATTGCAAATACTGATTATGGACAAAGTGGATTTAATCCTCCCGCTCCAGCACCAGGAGCATCAAGTGATAGTACATGGGGACCTTTTTTAGCAGATACAAATGGATTAATTATTGCTAATCCGACTGCAAATCCAAGCGGTGCAGCGACAGGAAATGAAGGCTGGGGTGTTCCAGTTATAAATACTTGGGCAACAGATTACAATAATCGTGCTACTGGAATTCATTCAAATGGTTTTGATGGAATTGCGTGGGATATATTGAGGCCAAACTTTATTACAAAACCAGGATTAACAGATACTGGTCATCCACTTAATGGTACTGCAGGATTTTATAAAAAATGGTACAAAGGTCTTGCAATTGGACCATCAGATATTAGTTCAGCAAATTGGTGTGCATTAATGACAACAAATGATACTGATGCACTTTCATTATTTTTAAAAGGAGAACAATCAGAAGCAGGTTTTAGTTATGTTGATGCAAGAAATAGATTTAGATTACTTAGTCGTACAGTTGTAGATAATGATGTTTATTTATCAAAGGCTTCGTTTAAATCTGACGGTACAGGAATTTCTTATAATAATATAAATGTTACTAATGGTTGGGAAAGTGTTGTTAATGGTGTAACTGTTAGCAATGTTTGGTCTAATGATTGGATTGACTTTTATGACCTTGCAGCATTTACAGATAATGATAATGATGGAAGTATTACGGGATGGTATCAAAATGCTCCGTTGGCTAATAGAGACGGAACAACAACAAATAGAACTTTAAATTTTGCAGCAAGTACAATTAATAATCCACCAAAGGATTATGAATGGCTTGGCTACAATGTAACAGAAATCAAGCAAAGATATCTTGAATATACTAAATTAAATAATAATACAACTCCAATATTTAAATTTGAGACAAGAGACCCATCTTTAGATAAATTAACTACAATTAATTATTTCCAGGGTCAAATAGGACTTGGAACAAAACAATTAACATTAAATACTAATTTTGCTTTTGCAATGTGCTCTGGGCCAGGGTATTTATATAGAAGAAATGGAACATTAGAATTTCAAAGAACAGCAGGACAATATTCTCCAAAAGACTATAATGTTATTGAAAGGTCAGCAGAATTAGCAGATTTTATTCTTACAAATTATGCAACTCCAGTTGAAGACATTAAATCAATTAACTTTGATGTACACCCTGCTGATTTAGATACAATTAAGGCAATTGATATTTATGACAGAATTGATATTGATCATGATTATGCTGGTTTTGTTAGAGATAAACAATATTGCGTAATGGGAATTACTCACAGCATTACTCCAGATAATTGGAATGTTACATATCAACTTTGGAATCAAGAAGGAAGACCATAGAATTCCATACCTGCCTCATGGAATAGCAAACCCACCCTTGGTGTCATAATCTGGGTGGGTTTGTTTTATTAATCTTGTATTAGTGTTTCAATAACTTCTGCAGTTAATTCTACCTCAACCTGGGTTTCAGGTTCAGCAACTACTGCTTTCTTTTCCTTAACTTTAGGACGCTTACGATCATAATCCCAATCCTTAGCAGGGATTAACTTACCTTCAAAATATACTTTCTTAGCCATGCTTATCCTCCTTCTGAGAGAGTATCAGATATATATCATCTACTCGCTTTTCAAGTCTGTTGACCTGATCTTTTAGACTGTTCCCGCCATTAGGGCGGAGTTCACTTAGGAATTTGTTTATAAGCCATTTAATTAATGCGATATTTACCCCCAGAATTGAAGTTATGGCAGCAGCCAAGGCGGTTAATAGTTCAGGACTCATAATACATATAGTCTACAATATATGTAGATTCACCTTGGAGGTTTTATGGAGATTTTAGATTTACAGCCACCCACGATAGAATGGCGGGTTTATAGAAACGATACATCACCAATGACTGTATTGTTGGCAGATAGCGAAGGCAATGCATTGGACTTAACAGACTGGGATTTTGAAGGCAAGGTAAGAGAATATCCAGCAGATGCAACAGTAATTACAACATTGTCAATAGTCAAGAATGGAAATGTATTAACAATTGAACTTGATAATGTTAATCTTCCATTGATTAGTTTTTTTGATATCCAAGGAACGAATAGCGTAAACTCTAAGGTTTCTACAGTACTTAGAGGACAAATCTTTATTGAAGAGGACATAACACGATGACCATCTCAACATTATCAACAGGACAAGTGGAGATTGTTTCTCCCACAGAAATAAAAGTTTTAGCAACAGGATTAGAAGTTGTTGCAGGTCCACAAGGACCAACAGGACCAACTGGGCCACAGGGAGCCACTGGTCCACAAGGTGAAACAGGCCTTCAGGGGCCTACAGGAGCCACTGGAGCAACTGGACCCACAGGACCACAAGGACCCATTGGTTTAACAGGCGCACAAGGCCCTACAGGGGCTACAGGACCCCAAGGAATTCAAGGTCTACAAGGTCCTCAGGGAGAACAAGGCTTACAAGGTGAAACAGGATTACAAGGCCCTCAAGGAATACAAGGCCTACAAGGAGAGCAAGGATTAACAGGTCCACAAGGTGAACAAGGTGATCCAGGCCCTCAAGGTCCAATTGGTCCAGAAGGTCCTCAAGGTCTACAGGGTATTCAGGGAATCCAAGGAGAAATGGGACCACAAGGAATACAGGGAGAACAAGGACCTATTGGTTTAACTGGTCCTCAGGGTCCTCAAGGTATTCAGGGATTAACAGGAGCAACAGGAGCAACTGGTGCTGCAGGTGCTGATGGAGATAGATACCACACAACATCTTCTGAAACAAATACAATTATAAATAATGGACCAATCTCATTTATTCTTAATGATTTAGATGTTGATTACACAATTGGTCAAACAGTTATCGTTGCTCATGATGCAGCAAATCATATGCATGGTGAAGTAACTTCGTATAATTCAACAACTGGACAATTAGATCTTGATGTAACTTCAAAGTCTGGTTCTGGTACATATTCATCATGGCAAGTAAATCTTTCTGGTGCTGTTGGTATTCAAGGTCCAGCAGGTCCAACAGGTCCACAAGGCCCACAGGGCGAAACAGGACCACAGGGACCTCAAGGCATTCAAGGTATTCAAGGTGAACAAGGATTAACAGGACCTCAAGGTATCCAAGGTGAAATAGGACCTCAGGGTATTCAAGGACCTGAAGGCCCAATGGGTCCACAAGGACCGCAAGGTGAGACTGGTGCTACTGGTGCAACTGGTGCTCAAGGACCTCAAGGAGAAACAGGACCGCAAGGCTTACAAGGTGAGCAAGGCATTCAAGGACCTCAGGGAGAAACTGGTGCTCAAGGACCGCAAGGTATTCAGGGTATTCAAGGTATCCAAGGTGAAACTGGAGCCACAGGTGCTACAGGTGCCACAGGTGCTGCGGGTGCAGATGCAACAGTAATTGTTAATACTGACAATATTAAGTTTAATAAT